GCCGTAGCTTCCTGGATCAAAGCATCGTGCATCCGTGGTGGAGAAACGAAGATCCGTTTTTCCAGTTCTTCCGAATCGTACATGATCTTCATCAGGAGCATAGCCACTTTAAACACTTGTGAGAATTTTCTGTTTCCAGATTCAAACTTACTGATTTCAACATTTGTATAGCCGAGTATATCTGATAGTTCCTGCTGAGTAAATCCGAGTTCTGTTCTAATTCCACGTAACCATTCCCCAGGACTTTTGTCTCCGAAGAAATCTTCATCGGTCATGGTCTGCAGACAGTCGGTCGAAGCAATCAAAGGTTTTTTAGCCATAATTTTTGCGGTCCTGAGCGGAAGTGAGAATTTTTGCGGTCATGAGCGGATCAGAATCAAACCGAATGCAAACGAGATACAAGATCGAACGGGTCAAATCAGGTTTAAAGCCACGAAAAGCAAGTAAAATTGTGATTCTGTTCAAATCTTTCGAGATCAGGATATTTTCCGAAGGTATACTTGACTAGTCTTGAAACAGAAAAACGGACTGACGGAAGATTTGAGCATCGATAGATGATAGTTTTGGGAGATACCAGGAAGAAAGCACAAAAAAAAGGACAAGCTCCGAAGAACTTGCCCAGGATAGTTAGATCAGTTTATCCATTGCCAAAAAGTAGGAACTCCATAGAAAATAAATTCATATTCTTGATCTGTTTCTGCTCGGAATGAATGGGTGCTTTGTTGGTCAATGATTTCCAGTTCGATGCCTTTTGCCTTTGCCTTGTCCTGGACAAACTGAAAATACTTTCCGATCTGTTGATCATAGACGTTCTGGTCCATGGTTCTTGATTTGTACAAACAAGCGTCTCGATGTGTTTCTGAAAATATCGTGATCATAGTTCCTCAAATTAAAAAACCCTCCGGAGAGGGTTCAGTTAGTTAGTTTGGATAGTGTTTCAAATACTCTTGCATCGCTAGCTGATCAGTAAAACGAATTCCAGCGCCATGAATAGCATCTTGTAGAAAGTGCCATAGCTCAGGAGGTCCGGACCAAATCACGATTCCTTGATCTGTTACAATAAATTTCCCTGCTTTCCAGGAAACAGTTACGACTCTCATAGTACAAACCCAGTTGTATCCTGTTTTGCGCTACCTTTTGCGAAGGCTCCACCTACTTGAGAGACCTTTCCTAGCCACCAGACATCAGTATCATCTTGTTCTTTAATCACGTGATAACCGAACCAGGTATCAGGGATGCTTTCTCTCGTTCTCCAAACTACGTTGACTACTCCACCAGAAGACAAAACATCTAAACAGAAGCTCTCGTTTTTCTCTGATCGCGAAAAAATCAAATCGTAGTTCCAAGGGAACTTTCCTGTCAGATATCGGTCCATTCGATCAAATCGTTTTGTGTAATCGTAAAACCTGATCTTTCGTTTAAATAAACTAGGTGCTACCAGTTCCCAGGCAACATCCGAAAGAACATTCAACCGAACAAAAGGAGTTTTCCCTTGCTTCTCTGCTTTCCTTTCAATGGCATCGAGCTCTGATTCCAGAGTGCTTAGAAATAATCTTCTGTTCTCTAAAAACAGTTGAGCTTTCTTGATTCTTGCCTGTCTCACGTTAGAAAACTTTCCTCTTCCCTGATCAAATAGACATACGGAAGTACATCCTTCTGATCTACTGGGACAAAGCTCAGTTCCCGACTCCATTGCAGGAGCAAGGGACAATCCGGCAATCAAGATCTGATCAGTCCTGGTCTTGTCCAGTTTCGTATTTCCAGTTTCTGCTAGTAGTTTGATTAGTTGTTTGCTCATAGTTCCTCTCAAATAATTTGGTCGTCAGTAGTAAAATCAAACAAGGTCCGCTCAAGTCTCTGAGCTTTCTTGTAGTACTGGTATTCTCTAGCGAAACATTGACTAGCATAGGCCCAGGCATCATCAGTATTTAATGAAGACAAAGCTTTCTGCATGGTTTCCCTGATCGGTTTCCTCTGTTCCAAGGATAGATAAATCTTCGGTTCTTTTGTTAGATCTACTGCCACGATACCTCCGGTTGCTTCAGTTCAATGGAATAGCCAAGGCTCTTGATCTTATGTAGCTGGAAACGGTCTAGTGTTTTTGTCCTGGTTAGATCTGAAAAGATCTGTGCAGTTTCACAGATTGGATAGTATAAGGTCTTTCCGTAGACCTGTTTTTGTTCGATGATGATTTTCATTTGTTCCTCTTTAGTTTGTTGGCTCAATGATCCAGAAACACTCGCCATCTGTTCCGACTCCGGAATGAGGGATCTGAAAATGATTAGCGTAGAAGAGAGCTTGTTTGATATCGGTTACTAAGCATAACCAATCACACTCTGGATGCTCCGGATGCTTCGTGTAGAAGCAGAAGAGTTTTGGGCTCATCTTGTCCTCGTATTAATAAGGTAATAATCACTGATCAGAATTGAATCAGTAAAACTATCCTAACACTTGTCATTATGACTAGTCAACACTTTTTGATCATTCTTGATCATTTTTTTTTGGTCTTTTGCTCCAGGTCCAAGCAGTTGCTCAGGTTGCCATTGATAGACTAATATATTAGTTTGGTTGTGGTTGTTCGATGGTAGGTCGGAAACAAGCTGGGAAAGCCATTTTCCGGAACAAAATCCGACCTCCTGAGCTTGCCCGATCCCTCCAGTACCTCCCGATCCCTTCCGTTTTTTATCACTGATAACTTTATCAGAACTTACAAGTCACTGATTTCATTGACTACTGTTCTTGCTGTATGCGTTCCATATCGTATAATAGTGAACATATAGCTACGTTTAATCATCGATTAGCAATTAAACCACCGATTTAGTCCTCGTTTTCTCCCTGGTTCAAAAGGTATGGGGGGTCACAAAATCGGCCCTTGGTCTGTGGTAGGTCATCCCCTTCCCCCACACGGGGGGAGTTTTTACTAGACGGTCTGATCAAAACTGATATAAATTGATCAAAAGGAGAAACATGAAAGACCCCAGACACCGAGTCAAGCAGAGAGACATTGAGATCAAGGAGAAGTTCGGAAAGATCCAGTGTGCTCCGATGGGTGCTCTCTGGTCTCAGGGCAAAGCAGCAGGTTTGACAGTCAAGAAGTTATCGGACAAGTCCGGACTTCCGGCCAATACAATCCGTGAGATGAACAGGAAATATGGGGAACTGGTGGAACTGCAGGTCCGAGCGAATCTCGGAGAGATTGCGGTCGATGCGTTACAGAACATGGTTGATCTGGCGTTCACTGCAGAAGATGAGAAGACTCGTTTCAATGCAACCAGAGATTTATTGGACCGAGCAGGGTTCAAGCCGAAGACCGAATCGCACATCACTCAGGAAGTGATCAAGAGGTCACCGAAGGAGATTGAAGAGGAAGCGAGGAAGAAGTTAGGCAACGAGTTAGCCGAGAAGTTACTCGGACTGTCATCGATAGAGGATGCAGAGATTGTAGAGACGTAAACGTTCATGGACTTTGTTGGACACCACGGTCCGCACTCGGTAGTCGAGCCATCTTTTCGGCAGATAAAATCTGTTGGAGGTCCATGGGCAAACCGATAATCAATAGCAAGGTGTTGAAAGGTGCGTCTCTTCAAATTTTGTAATGACTGTAGTTATCGAATTCTTTGTGAACGTTATCGGAGATGTTGGAGTGGCAACGTACCAGGGGAAAAAGGTCAGTCTGAACAAACCGTTTCGGACACCGAAGGAAAAGAAGAAGTTCGCAGTCTATGTGAAGAACGATAAAGGCAATGTGATCAAGGTCCGTTTCGGAGATCCGAAGATGTCGATTAAAAAGGACCAGCCAGATCGGAAGAAAAGCTACTGTGCTCGCAGTGGTGGGATCAAGGGAAAATCAGACCGGACTTCAGCGAACTACTGGAGTCGGAAGATGTGGAACTGCTGAAAGCAGTTACGTGAGGAACGAACGGGATTGTTGACTTTAACAAGGAGCAACGATGCACAAGGGATCGAAGCACGGACTCTATCACAACATTCACAAGAAACGGAAATCTGGGAAGCCCATGAGGAAGAAAGGAGAGAAGGGAGCACCTACAGACAAGGCGTTTAAACAAGCAGCAAAGACTGCAAAACGGAACAAACCGAAAGGAACGAAATGATGTACGGAAAAAAGAAAACGTCAAAGAAAGCGTTCAAACCGTGTGCAACGTGTCCGTCACCGAGCAAGTGCAAGATGGCCGGTAAATGCTTGAAAAAGAAAAAATAGTAGTTGAGGCTCTAGAACTCCAGAAGGAGTACGAGGAAGCCAAGAAGTTCAACAAGCTATTATCTTACGAACCGTATCGGTATCAGGCGGAGTTTCACCGGAGCAGGGACGATTCTGGGAATCAGGCACGGCAACGTTGTCTGATGGCTGGAAACAAGGTCGGCAAGACCTTCTGTGGTGCAGCAGAGATGGCATATCATCTAACGGGACTGTATCCAGAGTGGTGGGATGGCTGGAGGTTCGACAGACCGATCCAAGCCTGGGCCGCAGGACAGAGTCACTATGCAACGAGAGACATTGTTCAGTGTGAACTTCTCGGAACTCCAGGAGATCCGGATGCACAGGGAACGGCAGCCATTCCGAGAGAATTGATTCTATCGACAGAAAGAAATCCTGGGGTTCCCAACGGCATCGGGATGGTGCTGGTCAAGCATGTAAATGGAAAGAGCAGACTCCAGTTCAAATCATATGACAGTGGTGCTTCTGCCTGGATGGGAGTAGCCGTAGACGTAGTTTGGATGGACGAGGAACCACCGCAGGACATTTACTCGCAATCACTTCGTGCATCACTGAAGAACGGAGGTCCGGTCTATCTGACGTTCACACCGGAACGGGGAGTAACCGGAGTTGTTCAGAACTTTTTGAATGACCGAAAGCCTTCGCAGCAACTGGTGACTGCTTCCTGGGACGATGCTCCGCATTTATCCGAGGATGTAAAACAGGAGATTCTCTCAGCGTTACCGTTGCATGAGCGTCAAATGAGATCCAAGGGAATTCCGGTACTTGGAAGCGGACAAGTCTTTCCGATTGCAGAAGAATCCTTTTCAGTCAGAGCCTTTGAAATTCCGGAACACTGGCCGAGGATCTGTGGAATCGACTTCGGTTTCGACCATCCGACTGCAGCAATCTGGGTAGCCTGGGACCGTGACACAGACACAGCTTATCTCTATGACAGCTACTGTCAGTCCGGTGCAGCGATGTTGCAACATGCCGAAGCAATCAAACTCCGAGGAAACTGGATTCCGGTAGCTTGGCCTCATGACGGTAGCATTCATGACAAGGGAAGTGGACATGCTTTAGCTGATCAGTATCGCAGAGCCGGAGTCAATTTCTTGGGTTCCCACTTTCACAATCCGGAAGGCGGAATTGCTGTCGAACCAGGAATCATGGCGATGATCACAAGGTTTCAAACCGGAAGACTGAAGGTCTTCGATCATTTGCAGGACTGGTACAAGGAATACAGAATCTATCACCGCAAGGACGGAAAGATTGTCAGAAAGAATGATGACTTGATGTCCGCCACCCGTTATGCCGTTCAATCTCTTCGGTATGCAACAGTTCGGACCTGGAGACCCAGAGCAGAGGTAGCCGAGGGTTCTTTGTCAGATCGCACTTTTGACCCTTTCAACCATTGGAGAGCATGGCCAGAGGATACAACCCCGTCTCCCGTGTGGAGGAACTGAGACAACGTTTTGAAACAGTCCGACAACAAGGACTTTCGGCACAGCAGTCGTACCAGCAGGACTATCCTCAGTATCGAAGTGCCTACGATGAAGCAGTTGCCTTTGAACCCCAAGTTCGGAGTGCCTACGATGCTTTTCAAACGGAAAGGACTCAGGCCCGTCTGGATGCTTACAACGCACTGTTATCGACCTACGAGGGTCTCCAGGCCAATTACAAGGCATACGAACCGACTCTTCAGCAGTACCAGACCACGATGCAACAGAGTGGCGCAGAGTTAGACCAGATCAACGAGATGCTTCCGTCCTTATTGAAACAGATTGAAGTGGAACGAGATCCGAGGAAGCAGGGAGTTCGCAGAAACTATCAGCAGAGCATTCTGACTTCTACCGTCCGGAGTCCTTCAGCCATCCGATGATTGAAAAGTGTACTCTAGCCGATGTAGATGCCTTGATGGCAGATCTCCGGAACATGTATGTCGAAATGGCCCCCTTCGGAAAGATGGATGAAGAGAAATGTATTTCGTTTCTAACCGACAGTATTCAGCACCACGTAGTTCTGAAGAAGACTGAAGACGAAAAACTCTTGGGACACATGGGTCTGAGAGTCGAAAGCCACTGGTACACTAAGGATGTTGCTCTTTATGAATACTATGTCTACGTCCATCCGGAGCACAGAAAAACGAGAACAGCCTTTGAACTCTACAAAGTAGCGAAGTCCGTAGCACAGTCAGTGAAACTACCGTTTTTCTATGGAACCTTCCGAAAACCAGAGTCTGATTTTGAACGAGTGAATAAATTTCTGAAACGCCAAGGGGGGCAACAGATTGGATCACAATATTTTATAGGAGCATAGTATGAGTTTTCTAGGTGATATACTGAATTTATCTGGGGCAAGCACAAGTGGCGGATCTAGTAAAAGTGGCGGGAAAAGTAGCGGATACAGTAGTGGTGGGTTTAAATTCTCTCCAATTGACATCAGTGTTCCAGAAGGTGGTTTCAAATTCAATATACCAGATTATTCAGCGATCACGAACACAGCACAACAAGCTGTAGAAACAGTAACAGCACCTGCAGTCCAAGCAGTAGAACAAGTAGCTAAGCCGGTAGAACAAGCCGTAAAGTCAGTAACAGCACCCGTAGTCAAAGCAGTAGAGCAGGTAGCGAAACCCGTAGAGCAGGTAGCCCAGACAGCAGTCCAGGCAGTCACCCCTGTGGTTGAATCCGTAGTGGATGTTGCCAAGGTTCCTGTCCAGGCAGTAGAACAGATCACAAAGATTGACGCACCAAAGGTGGTGGAGTCGGTAGTAAAGGAAACAATACTGGCCCCAGTAAAAACAGCCGAGACGGTAGTAAAAGCGGCAGAACCAGTAGTCAAGGCGGCTACACAGGTAGTTCAGCAACCCGTCAAGGCAGTCGAAGAGATTGCCAAGATTGATGTACCGAAGGTCGTAGAGAATGTAGTGAAGCAAGCAGCAACCACGGTGACAGAAACACCAAAGATGGTAGTGCAAATTGCAGAAAATGCTGCATTGAAACCTACTTCCAATCTAGCGATGGCTTTGACAGAAAAGGCAAAGGATGCATTGGAATTAACTTGGGATAATATCATTTCTCCATTTCAACCAGGAACGACAGAAGGGACGGTAGCAGCAGAACCTGCTGCAGCAGATCTGGATGCTAAGGGACTAACAGGAAACGAAGATCCTTTTGCGGATATTGAAACAAGTACCACCAAGGCAGACAAGATGACGGAGGAGGAAAGACTCCGCAGAATCAGAAGACTGATGTTGAACAGATATGGACGAGAAGACACGATTTTAACTGGAGCAAAAGATCCGATGAATCGTAGAAGATATGCGAGTGCATTATGAACATTCTCGAAGAATACGAGGCACTGAAAAGCGATAGAGGCAACTGGGAGAACCAGTGGCAGGATATTGCAGAACTGATGATTCCTCGTAGAGCAGACTTTACCAATCGGTATCGTGCTTCCGGAGAACAGAGGAGAGATCGGATCTATGAATCCACAGCAGTCCGTGCCTTGGTCCGAGGAGCATCCGGTCTACACAATACGTTGACCAGCAATACGGTTCCCTGGTTTTCATTGGAGACCGAAGATCCGCAGTTGATGAAAGAGAGAGAAGTCCAGTTATGGCTGGAAGAAACGACACGCAGAACGATGGCTGTTTTCAATTCTCCTCAGAGCAGTTTCCATTCTTCGATCCACGAATACTTTCTGGACCTGATGGCTTTCGGTACAGCAGTCCTGTTTGTTTCCAATGAACCTCCCTTCGGTCCCGTTTTCCGGTCTTATTTCTTAGGACACTGTTACATTGCAGAAGACAAACTCGGCAGAGTAGATGCCATCTACCGGACCTTCTGGGACACGGCACGATCTCTCTACCGTCAGTTCGGAGAATCGCTATCTGATGAAATCAAAAAGGCAGCAGACAACAATCCCTTTGAACGCTTTGAAATCCTGCATTGTGTCAAACCTCGGAACAAGTCCGGCAAGGGACAACTGTCGAAACCGTATTTATCGGCATACATCGAAACAGCAACCAGGAAGGAAATCCGAGAAGGAGGTTTTGAAGAGTTACCGTACATTGTCAGTCGATGGCAGAAGAACTCCATGGAAGTCTACGGACGAGGTCCAGGGATCGAAGCCTTGCCGGATGTCCGGATGATCAATGAGATGGAACGAATTGGTCTGATTGCACTTCAAAAAGTAGTCGATCCTCCGATGTTACTTCCAGACGATGGATTCCTCGGACCCGTAAGACTCCAGCCAGGAGGATTGAACTATTTCAGAGCCGGACTTGGACCACAGGATCGAATCACTCCGTTGATCACAAATGCCAGAATTGATCTCAATGAAG